TCCAGTCCCCACGCCACTTTTAGGCCATAGGTGTAGGAGTAGTCAAGAAATAACCGGCTCTCCTACACCTTTTTCGACCTCTAATCACTACTTATGGATCTGCCCGAGGGCTTCTTTCAGCTTGTCAAATCCGAACATTGCCGCATAAGCCACCATGAATGCGAGGACCACCGCGGCAAACACCATATACCACACAACAGCGATCCCTTTGATGGAACAATATGCAAAGAAAGCGCCGAGCGTCAGCACAAGCGAAACGATCATCGCCAGAGCATTCGTCGGCAGCTTGTCCCAGGTTACTTTCTTGAGTACCTGTACCACAATGTTCGTCAGCACCACCAGCACGCCAATGATGCTGATGATGACAGACCAGTTCAGTACACTCTCCATATTCTTTTCCTCCTGTTATCCCACTCCGTCTTCGGGCGGAGTAGAGTTTCCCTTGTCAGGCCATGAGTTGTTCTTGCTCAGGTTTTCAAACAGCGCCTTGAGACCGTAGATCAGCACCACGCCGATGATCTCCTTGAGCGCGACCTGTGACAAGGCCTCTGCGATCTGCTCCCGTCCGAGCAATGCAAGGATATAGCTGCACCATACCCATGCAAGTCCGTTGAGAATGCAGACCCACACGATAATCTTCATCGTGGTGACCTTGAACCCTGCTTTGGAAGAAGACGGGGGGTCCTTTTCAGGAACACCCCCATCCCCCTCCAAAATATCAGTGAACGGTTCTGCTTCTTTGCAGGCTTTCATTTTCTCGGAAAGGCCGATGCCCCACCTGCTCACAGCTCCGCCACCTCCTTCTTATCCTCGTCCTGAAGGAAGTCTCGTTTCTTCAGCCGGACCTTATACACCTCTCGAATGTTCTCAATGGCAATTTCCGCGCGGCTGTTTGGATACTCAGGGTTCTTTTCGCAATAATGCTCGTACTTGTCGATATACCCAAGTACCTCTACGAATTCTTCCTTCGTATGACGGATCGGACGAAGCAGCTCATTGTTAAAGCGAAGGATCGCTGCCCGCCAGTCATCGGCCCGGCCTTGATCATCCGTTTTGATATGTGAGTCCAGCTTTTTCTCGATCTCGTCGAGGCGCTTTGAAATGTCAGCATTGATCGCCTTGCCAATGGCTTTGGCGAGTGCTGACCAGGGGTTGATTTTGACGGGGGCGATTTGCACCAGGGTCATAAGGATCATGAGCAGACCGCCCCCGCCGGCTAAAATATCTTGAATAGTCACATCTCAATCCTCCGGTGCGTTCATTCTGCCTTGAGCATGGCGATGAGCTCCTGATACTCGCTTTCGGTCAGCTTGCCGGCTGCGAAGAAAATGTCGATCTTTTCCTCAAGGCCGTTGGTCTGGCCGCGCTCGATCATGCGCTTCAGAGTGCGATACAGCATAGTCGTTTTCCTCCTTTCTCAATTATTCCGAGAGACCCAGCTCAAGCAGGGTCAGTCGGTATTCGTGATCCACGATCATCGCGTCCGTATCCTGGACGATGGAGTCTGTGTTTTTCTGAGCGCGGAACAACGCATCGTTACTGCGGTCGACCTCGTTGTCCTTACCCTTTGCAAGGTAGGTGTCGTAGTTCTCCCGCACGCTGGCAGCAAGTCCGGGCCAACTCTCGACCTCAACGCAGTATTCGTCATACTGGAACCCGTCAAGGCCTTCCTTGTCCTCGGCATCCTTAGAGATCTTGCACGCCTCCACATTCTGGTAGAGACGGACAAGACTTCGTTTGGTACCGGGGATCTCTTCCACAGTAAAGCTGCCGGGGTTGACCATTCCCTGTACTTTCATGAAAATCACTCCTTTTTATGCCGCCTGGTATGGCGGATATAATGCCTGAAGTCTTCTGCACTCCTTTCGGACGACTTTCTTCAGTGCAAACATCGTCTTGGGCTGGTAATGCCTGTCCAAAACCTGCTGATGATTGCATTTGCGAAGCTGTCCGAGCCGTGAGATCAGCCCCGAAGCCCTCTTGAACGAGATGACTCGGTTCCTGTCTCGCCGGTAGTAGTAAAGATGAAGCGATTGCTTGAGCCGGAATAGATTGTGCTTTCGCAAGATCGTGTAACCGTGNGCGAACGGCGTTGCGTCCCTTGACGCGAATAAGAAGGTCCCGGTCGCGCAGATTCCCGCCCTCAGCTATATCCCTACCTCTCAGAAAGGCGCGGCAGGCGGCGTAGCTACTCTGGGAAGCGACGGTAAGATTCCCGAATCTCAGCTCGGTACGGTCGGCATACCGCCTCAGATTATCGCCACAATTCCGAGCGGCAGCTCCGTCACCTGCAAATGCGGCTCGAAGACCTTGACCGCTACAAGCACCGGCACCGTGACCTTCAATCTGACGGGGTACGGTACATGGGTCGTAACGGCGACGAAGGACGGGCAGACCGCGACCGAGAGCGTTGTCGTGGACGATGTGAAGCAGTATAAAATCTCGCTCTCCTACTTCTCCGCTACGCTGAAAGTAACCTCGGACTCCGGCGCTACCGTTACCGCCACGAACGGCACGAAGACCTTCTCCGGCACCGTGCCTTCGAGCGGCGTGCTCTCCCTGACGATTACCGCGTCCGGTACCTATACCGTTACCGCTACGAAGAGCGGAGAGACGACCGACTCCGTGAGCGTGGCAATCACGACTTCCGGGCAGACCTATTCCGTTGAGTGCCTGTTCTTCAACAGCGTGCTCTCTAAGAACACATGGGCGCAGATTGCTAAAGCCTCTGCCACGGGCAAGGCGTCTCAGCTCTGGTCTGTCGGCGACACGAAGGACATCACGGTCGGAAGCGAGACCCTGACGCTCGTAATTATGGGCTTCAATCATGACGACCTCGCAAGCGGCGGTAAAGCCGGTATTACCTTCGGCATGAAAAATCTTATGGCAACTACGCGCCGAATGAATGCCTCGAATACAAATAGCGGTGGCTTTACCGGCTCTGAAATGTACTCGTGGCTGCAAAACACGCTTTTGCCGACTCTGCCGTCCGACCTGCAGGCGGTGCTCAAGAGCGTCAATAAGAAAACCTCCGCAGGCAGTCAGAGCTCGACTATCAACACAAACTCGATGAAGCTCTTTCTCTTCTCTGAGATTGAGATTTTCGGCTCGACTACCTACTCGAAAGCCGGTGAGGGCTCGCAGTACAGCTACTTTGCTACCGCCGCGAACAGAATCAAATACCTCTCCAACGGCTCCGGGTCTGCGAACTGGTGGTGGGAGCGTTCTCCTCATGGGAGCACCTCCAACAACTTCTGCCATGTGAACGACAACGGCAACGCGAACTATATCCTGAATACTAAGACAGAAGGAGGTACCGAAAATGAGTAACAGCCCACTCGTAAACTATACGAAAATCTCGCCGAATAAATCGAGCCCCCGTAACCACAAAATCGATACCGTAACTATCCATTGCGTGGTCGGGCAATGCTCGGTCGAGACCCTCGGCAACGTGTTTGCACCTACTTCTCGGCAGGCGTCCAGCAACTACGGTATCGGGTACGATGGCCGTATCGGTATGTACGTTGAGGAGAAAGACCGCTCGTGGTGCTCCTCGAACGCGGCGAACGACAACCGCGCAATCACGATTGAGGTCGCCAGCGACACCAAAGAGCCTTACGCCGTAACGGAGAAGGCCTACGCCGCGCTCATCGACCTGCTCGTCGATATTTGCAAGCGCAACGGTATCAAGGAGCTCAAGTGGAAGGCCGACAAGTCTCTTATCGGTCAGCCGGACAAGCAGAACATGACCGTGCACCGGTGGTTTGCAAATAAGAGCTGCCCCGGTACATATCTCTACGAACGGCACGCTCAGATTGCCTCTGAGGTCAACAAACGTCTCGGGAGTACGAATATCAAGCCCGAGCCTGAAAAGCCGTCTGGGAGCTTGTATCGCGTCCAGACGGGTGCCTTTAAGGTCAAGGCAAACGCAGACGCCATGCTGGCTAAGGTCAAGGCGAAAGGCTTTGATACCTATATGGTGAAGGTCGGAGACCTCTACAAGATTCAGGTCGGCGCATTCAAGGTCAAAGCGAATGCGGAGGCTACGTTGAAGAAGCTGCAGGCGGCAGGCTTCTCGGCCTTCATCACTACCGAGCAGGGCGCGGCTGCGTGTGCCGGTAAATCGGTCGACGAGCTTGCCAGAGAAGTCCTGCAAGGCAAGTGGGGCAACGGCGCAGAGCGTAAGAAGCGGCTTGAAGCTGCGGGGTATGACTACGCCGCCGTACAGAAAAAAGTAAATCAGCTCGTCTAAGAGATAAGGCCGGAGTCGTTCCTTCGTGGGACGGCTCCGGCCTTTTACTATTTGCAGTAGAACTGCAATGAAAAGTTCGCAGAATCTCGGCAGTTTTGCGCGCTCCCTTTTCTTACCAAACACGGTAAAATAATAATTGTCAAGGGGAAAACCTTGACAAAGAAAAGAGCCCCCGTTGTTCCAGCAACGAGAGCTCAGAAAGGAGGTCAATCATGGACGGCTACCACACCGACTACGGATTCATGGGCTTGGTAAACGGAGAGTACATGCTCTTCGCGACCGACACCGAGTACCTTGAACACGTAACTGACGACTAACCTCGTCCGCTCGAGAGCTTGGCCGGCCGCAAGACCGGCTGAGCTCGAGAGTGTTCATATATTATATCGCATTCAGGCAAGGAAGTAAACCCTAAGGAGGTACCGATTATGATTTTTACTGTTTACGCAGATAAGGCCGAAGAAGTCAGCAAGCGCCTTGATAAGCTCGCTAAAAAGGCGGCCCGCTATAATGTTCCGTTCTCTTACACCATTTCTGATGAACACCCCGAAACGGTTAACGTCTTCGACGACGTCTCTCACAAAGCCGGCTCCTATAAGGTCGCTGCCGTTGATTTTGATATTGCTTGCGAAGAGCTTATCAAGTCGAACGGCTGGACCGTTCTCGCTAAGGTCGAGCATGGGGACAAGGGAAATGTCGTAAGCTGCTTCGGTAAGCAGAAAGCCCGCTCCGAGTGGTTTACCGCTGCTCCTCATTGCGACCATTGTAATACGAATCGCCAGCGCGCCGTTACCTTCTTCATTGAGAACGCCGAGGGCGATACTCGACAGGTCGGACGCGCTTGCCTGCATGACTACACCGGAATCAGCCCGGCGACTGCCGCTCTTTGGGCCGAGGTGAGAGACCTCTTTCCTGAGGACCTTGATTGCTCTATGACTGACTGGAATACCCGCCGGGGCGCGCAAATGTTTGAGGTCCGCCAGATTCTCGCCTGCGCTTATGACGCAATTCAGGAATATGGCTACCGCAAAAGCGACGAGCAGGATAGCACGCGGGAAGTTGTTCTTGATAAGCTCCGCGAGCAAGTAGCTGTCTCCGATAAAGCAATGTCGCAGGCCGAGCTTATCAATAACTGGCTGCTTGGCCTTGACTTTGACTCTGCAAGTGACCTCGAGCGTAACTGCTCTGTATTTGCTAAGGGCGAATATGTAACGGCTAAGCAGGTCGGCCGACTGGCGTACATGCCTCTCGCGTATGAGCACTATATGGAGCGCAAAGCCCGGGAAGAACAGAGAGCAAACACGGAAAATACTTCGGCGTATGTTGGAGAAGTGGGTACTCGTCTGACCCTCGACTTGACTGCTGCAGTGCTTCTCACATCATGGTATAACGACTTCGGTACTACCTATCTTTATAAGTTCGTTGATGGGGCAGGAAACGTCTTTATCTGGTACGCGTCTCGACCTATTGAGCTTCAAGAGCGTATGACCCTCAAGGCCACAATCAAAGCTCACAACGAACGGAACGGCGTCAAGCAGACTGTTCTCACGCGTTGCAAGGTGGTTGCGTGATTGACTGAAAGCGGTAGAACTGCAATGAAAAGTTCGCAGAATCCCGGCAGTTTTGCGCGCTCCCGGAATCAGTAAAACGCGGCATAATAAATAATGTCAAGAGGATAAAACAGAATGCGGACAGCACCGCCCAGCTCACGAGCTTCAAGCGGTAAGCGCGCTGCGAAAGGTAACCTCTTGACATTAAAAACAAGGAGGCAACAATATGAAAGTTTACATCGTTCAGGTGATTCCTGAGGCGAGTCTCGGGAAAGTCAGTCAGGAAGGCTACTCGACCTTAGAAAAGGCACAGGCCTTTGTCGAAAGCCGCTCCGACCGACCGCAGCAGGTCTCGCCGTATCTTTACCGCACGGCAGACTTCACCGACTACCTCATTTACGAGGTCAATATCGTCTGAGAAAGATTCGCCCGCAAGGGCGTTTCTTTCGGGCTGATTACTTTAATGCACTACTTTATTAAAGGAGGCAAGTCAATGACAAAAAGAGTCGGGAAGACCGACGACCAACCTTTTGTAAAGCTCTTCCGTGAGCTTACATATCGCTGGACTCCGTGGGAGGTCTGGCAGGACTTCGTTACGATGTATGCTTGCGCTATCTCGAATGCGGTCGACAAGTCCCACTTTGAAAAACGCGAGGAGCTCTACCTCAAGCGGATTCAGAAGTACAACAAGAAAGAGCAAGAGATTTTTCCTCAGCTCGCTGCGGAAGTGGTCCTTGCTCTCGAGAAGAATCCGGAGCAGGACTTCCTCGGAAGTATCTTCATGGCGCTTAACCTCGGCAATGATTCCGGCGGGCAGTTCTTTACGCCCTATGATGTTTGCCGAATGATGGCGGAAATGACTTGCGACAACGTGCTGCCGACTATCGAGGCAAAAGGTTATATCTCAATTAACGACTGCGCTTGCGGCGCCGGCGCTACTCTGATTGCTGGAGTTCATGCCGCAGCTAAGCAGATAAGCAAGGCGGGTCTGAACTGGCAGAATCATATTCTCGTGACCGCGCAGGACGTTGACTACACCGTAGCCTATATGTGCTATATCCAGCTCTCGCTTCTCGGCGTCGCCGGTTATATCAAAGTAGGCAACTCGCTTACCGAGCCCATGCGCTCGGACGACTCATTGGAGAACTACTGGTTTACGCCGATGTACTGCTCCGATGTGTGGACTATTAGAAGGCTTCTCAAGGGCAGAACGCTCTTATAAGCAAATATATTTTTCAGGAGGTTTTTATTATGGCAACTATCACAACGAAAGAGACCCGCGCCTTCAACTGGGCGAATCCGGGTACGCTCAAAGTCGGCGATGAAATCGTCGAGACTCTCAAGGACGGCCGCGAGGTCGTGTTCGTCGTCATGGACGACGGCGTTATCGGGCTGAAGAATCTGCTCGGCTACCACTGCATGAATGAGGACTGGACCAACAAAGGCGGTTGGCTTGCCTGCGATATGCGCCGCTACCTCAACAAGGAAGTTATCGCGTTGCTCCCCGACGAACTCGTCGCGGCTATCAAGCCCCGCAAGTTCGGCGAAGAGGAGGACAAGCTCTGGCTCTTCTCCGAGATGGAGGTCTTCGGCGAGTATGACTGGACCGAGAAAGACCCTGACCGCGGCTTCCAGTTTGAGTACTTCAAGGACCGCCGCAATCGTATCAAGGTCGACGAGGACGGAGATGCG